AAAAAATGTTTCTTTTTAGGCGACTGGCATCATAACCGTGCAAGTATTAATGTTAGTACACTAAATTACACAACTAGTAATTTGCGTAAACTCAGTGAATCATTTGAAGAAGTTATTATGATTACAGGCAATCACGATTTATATTATCGTGAGAAGCGTGAGATACACAGCTTATCAATGATTGAAGAATTTAAAAACATTAGAATGATAAACAATGAAATGTTTATTGAAGATGGTGTTGCGTTTATTCCTTGGTTATGCGATGACGAGTGGAAGAAACTAAAAGAGATTGATTGTAAATTTATGTTTGGGCATTTTGAATTGCCTAGCTTTTACATGAATGCATTAGTACAAATGCCAGACCACGGTGGACTAAAAGCAGAAGACTTAGAAAAACCTGAGAAAGTTTTTAGTGGACACTTTCATAAAAGACAAGAGCGTGGTAATGTAATTTACCCGGGCAATTGCTTCCCACACAACTATGCTGATGCATGGGATGATGACAGAGGTTGTATGTTCTTAGATTGGGATGGTACTATTGAATATCAAGCATGGCCAGATGCACCAAAGTATCGTACATTAACATTAAGTAAACTAATTGACAATCCAGATAAGTTTTTGGGTTCCAAGACACATGCTCGTGTTAGTTTAGATGTAGGTATTACTTACGAAGAAGCAAACTTTATTAAAGAAACATTTGCTAAACAATATGACTTGCGTGAGATTAATCTTATGCCAAGTAAAAAAGAAGAACATACACAAGACTGGAACAAGGGCGTAGACATTCAAGTAGAAAATGTAGACACTATTGTTTTATCGCAATTACAATCAGTACAAAGCGACACTATCAAGAAACAAATATTAGTAGACATTTATACAGGACTAACAACTTAAACATGCTAACAATTAAAAATATCACCGTAAAGAATTTTATGAGTGTGGGCAATGTCACACAGGCAGTTCACTTTGACAATGCAGGATTAACACTTGTATTGGGTAACAACTTAGACTTGGGTGGCGATGGCTCTCGTAATGGTACAGGTAAAACTACTATTGTTAACGCACTCAGTTATGCACTATATGGTGCCGCACTTTATAATATTAAAAAAGATAATCTAGTTAACAAAACTAATAATAAAAATATGATGGTTACTTGTGATTTTGAAGTAAACGGTACACCATATAGAATCGAACGTGGTCGTAAGCCTAATATATTTAAATATCTAATCAATGATGTAGATAACAACGAAGGTATTACAGATGAGATGCAAGGCGAAGGTAGACAGAGTCAAGCAGTAATTGAACAACTACTAGGCATGAGTCATACAATGTTTAAGCACATTGTTGCACTAAACACCTACACTGATCCATTCCTAAGTATGCGAGCAAACGATCAGCGTGAAATGATTGAACAGTTGCTAGGTATTACTAAACTTAGTGAAAAGGCAGACATACTAAAAGACCTTCTTAAAGGTACTAAAGATAGAATTACAGAAGAAACATTTAGAATCAAAGGCATAGAAGATGCTAATGATCGTATTGGTAATAGCATTAAAGATTTAGAGCGTAGACAAAAAACATGGGCTACACAATTACAAGAACGCATACAAGAAAACACTAGCGAACTGGCTGCATTAGAACACATTGATATTGATGCTGAAATACAAGCACACGATGAATTTACAAAATTTAATGAAAAAAAGAATCAAATAGACACATTAACTGCCGAGATTGCTAGACTAACAAGTAGTGTTGAGCGTGAGACTAAGCGTTTAACTAAAGCACAAACTGATCTAGATTCAACATTAGAACACAAATGTTATGCGTGTGGACAAGAAATACACGACGAACAACACGATAAAATTGTTGTACAAAAAACAGAGCTTGTAGACGAAAGTCAAAATCACTTAGACGAAGATAATCGATTAATTACAGAATATAATACTGCAATTACAGATTTAGGAGAATTAGGTATTGCACCACGCACAGAGTATAATACACTACAAGAAGCGTACAAGCATCAAGGCAAAATAGATAAATTACAAACTGCACTAAACAATGCTAATGATGAAACGAATCCATACATAGAACAAATTGACAGTCTAAAAGAAACTGGCCTACAAGAAGTAAATTGGGCAGAGGTAAATAGACTTGAGGAACTAAGAGAACATCAAGACTTTTTATTAAAACTATTAACTAACAAAGATAGTTTTATTCGTAAAAAGATTATTGAACAGAACTTGCAGTTCTTAAACACACGATTAGAATATTATATTACACGTTTAGGTTTACCACATGAAGTACAATTCCAAAGTGACCTAACTGTAACTATTACACAACTTGGACAAGATTTAGATTTTGATAACTTGTCAAGGGGTGAGCGTAACAGATTGATACTTGGACTAAGCTGGAGTTTCCGTGATGTCTTTGAAAGTATGAATCACCCTATTAACTTTGTTTGTATTGACGAACTAGTTGACAGTGGTATGGATACAATTGGTGTAGAAAGTGCATTAGGTGTATTGAAGAAAATGGAACGTGATAGAGAAAAGAATATTCTACTTATTTCACATAGAGATGAGCTAGTTGGTCGTGTACAAAGTGTATTACAAGTTACAAAAGAAAATGGCTTTACTACATTTAATACAGAGATAGAGGTGATAGATGCTTAATTTTATGAACTATGGTATTACTAGACTTGGTAATACAGAAGAAGCAATTATTGTAAAACCTAATTGGTACAGTGAGATGCAAATAGGTATTAAGAAAATGCAAAAACATAAAGGCATTTCTGGTGTACCTAATTTTTTAACCGAGCAAGAAAAACAACAATTAACAGATATTCAAACTCACATTAAAGAAGAGTATGAACTAGAAGTTGGAAACTTAATGGCTCCTACTGTATTTTGTTTATCGTATCTCATTTGGCTTAAGACTCTAGAACGCCCACATGAAGAAGATTATCTTAAAGAATTTACTTTAAATACAATTATTGATGCAGGTAAAAATTTTACCCTAGATAGTTATAACGAAGCAGAAGAAACATTAAAAAAAGTACACAAATTAATTTATGTTGAATATGAAGATTTGTTTATTGATTGTAACACACAGCTAGACATTACTAAAGAAGAAATAAAAAAATATACAACAGATCATTTAGAAACTGCTAAAAAAGTAGCACGAATGGCTGGCGATTACGATATGATAGATGAACTAGATAATTATTCTGTCAGATTATATCGTGGATAATCATCAACGAGAACTTAATTTGAAAAATGGCATAACAAATCCAGAATATGTATTATTACATGCACCAAATACAATAGACGAATCGAAACTAGGCGTAGACGCACTAGAATTAATTAGAAAAGCAATTAATGAGTGGATCAAGGAATAGCGGTAAATGTCCGTGGACTTACAACAATATTGTAGTTGACGAACTTCCTGCTGACTGCGAAGGATTTGTTTATTTAATTACTAACCTTACTAACAATCGTAAGTATGTTGGTAAGAAACTAGCAAGATTTAAAACAACAAAGCCACCTCTTAAAGGTAAGAAAAACAAAAGGCGTGGAACAAAAGAAAGTGACTGGCAAACCTATTGGGGTTCATCAGATCATTTAAATGCAGATGTATTAACAATTGGCGAAGAAAACTTTACTAGAGAAATATTACATTATTGTCCTAGTAGAGGCGTACTAAGTTATATGGAAGCAAAAGAACAATTTGACCGTAGAGTATTAGAAACCGATGAATACTATAACGGAATAATTAATGTAAGAATAGGTAGTTCTAAAATTCTTACAGAACACTTGAAAAAAGGTTGACAACGCATAACTTTCTTGTTATTATAACAAAAGTAGCGTTTTAACTTTGTTTGAAGCAAATAATTAAAGCATCAGATAATTAATAGTGTAAAACCAAAACTCACACAGACACAAAGTCAAGCAATTACTGGCACCGTTCAAAACACAATCAGGCTAATAAAAACTAACACAGGCTTCAAAGCTCCGATTGGTCGGCATAGGTCGACTCACCTTGAGGTTACGTAATCGCGTGACTAGATACTGGTGTGCTTAACAATGTCAATACACTGATTTGACAAATCAAAATGATCAAGCTCTACGAACGCTCGTAACTTGAGGATAGTCCAAAAGTCGATACCATGGCTCCGGATGTTTCTGCGTTAGAAAAGCAGTATGTAATAAGGGTACAGCGTAACCGCCCTTCCTAGGTGTTAAACTAGGTTTACTATGGTAATGTGGGTGCTGTTCTATGTCAAGAACTCAATTTACACTTGGCCCTTAGTAGGCTAAGTGTGAATAAAATATCTTGTCAAGTAACCATTATAATAATCACATAAATAAGTATAAGAACTAATTAAAAAAAATAGTTTTAATCTAAGACAATTAACTAACATAAAGAAGCGTAAGCATAAACAGTGAACAAAGCGTTAGCTTTGTGAAACTGATGATATCGTAGATATCAATTATATGAGAGAACAATAACACATATGACGT